TATTGGTAGGATAAAGGACTACCACCAAGAGCATTACGTAACCAATAATCATATGTTGTTCCTAATGGAACATCTGCTCCCGGATCATATCCAGCTAACATATTTTCTATAGGTGTTGCCATTATTAGCTCCTACTTACTCAGTAAATCCTTGGGGACCATTCCAAAGAAATCTCTTTCTCTAGCATATTCTAACCAGTTCTCGCCTGCTCTTCTATCAGAACTCATCATCCAGTTGCTATGTAATGATGATAATACACTAGCAATCTCATTTCTTAAAGCAGGTGATGTATGTTCTAGTATTGGTAATGCCACCAATTGCTGCTGTGTTTGCTCTGCCTGATCAGAAATCCCAAATCTCATCTGGCGCATTAATCGCTTGGTTTCATTCTGATCAATTGTGCCTGCTGGAGCATTAATATCAGTAATAATACTATCAATAGTATTGATTAAGTCCTGTCCCTGAAGAGGTGTATATGTTTCTAGAAAAGATAAATATGGATTACCAGTAGTCTCAGGTACAAAACCACGCTGAACATTAGCCAGATGTAAGTTCTTTAATTCCTCATCTGTTGTATTCACATCATAATCACTCTGTGCTAAGAATTGAGTCTGTGCTGTACGTAAGAGTGGATTATTAGATAGCCCCTGTTCAATAACCCACTTATATTCACCCGGACTATCCAGAGAGTGCTGATTGGCAAATCCTTGATAGGAATCACGCCACCCTAATTGTTCAATAGGCTTGTATATGGGCCTTCTTCCTGTCCCACCATCGCCATCTTGACCACCACCACCTATACCAATAATAGGTGGCTCATAATTGATTGCCTCATTATATGCGTTTAGAAACTTATCACGAGTACCTGTCCATGACTTAAACGTTGGATTGATAAGACCTACTGAAGACCCCCACTGATCACCCTCTTCCATACCTTGGATTTGCTTAATAATATTTGAATGTGTTTCGCCTATATTCTTAAGCCACTCATGACGTTCTTGTACATTCAGACTGAAGAAGTAGTCAATAGTCTCTCTGACTACCTTTTCCTGAGACCAACTCACTCCGGGAATTTCAATCTTTGTTAAATCTGGTACTCCTGCTTTTAATATCGTATCGTCTGATGGTGGTGGTTGGTATGGTCCGGCAGTTCTCTCCAAGTCTTCAACTTCACTGGGAGGACCAATATATGTTTCGGGTTGTGGTGCTAGTGACTGTATTATTTGCTGTAATTCAGCAGGAGCCTGTTTTACAACTTCAGGAATACTGGCAATAGTATCAATAGCCTTCTTAACATCCGCAATCGGATCGAGAGAAATAAGCGGGTCTTCAAATTGAGCAACAGGATCAGTTGATCCAAAAACTTTTGTTGGGTCAAGAGGTTGTGAACCAGCTATTCTAGCTACCGCCTGTGCTTGAGTTTCTACTGGCTCACCAGTATAGTACTGTCCCCCAGTAGTAGGGTCTAACTCACCACCCATTGTTACGGGTGGCCTTACAATAGCCTCTACTTCTTTCTCAATATCAGTTAAAGACTTCTTCCACTGCTTGTAGTTTTTCTGGTTATGGACTACGGGATTCTCAAATAAAAATTCATCCTCTACATTTCCACTAGAGGAATAACTTGACCTGACAATATTTCCGCTTTTACGTCCGTATACTTCCCACATTATCCACCCCTAGGTCCGGCAAGCCCAAGTCTCCTCAGAGTCTCTTCATCACCCTGTCCGTTAGGGCGTGGTGATCCGGGTGGAACATTAGGTCCACCCTGTGGGGTGGGCATAGGCGGGGGTACGCCCATCATTGCATTGGGCATAACCGCAGGATTTGCAGTTGGGGGACCACCCCCTCCGGGTACTGGAGTACTACCGTTTGGAGATGGCCCCGCTTGTGGCATCATACTCTGCATTCTCATCATCTGCTTCTGTTGAAGTAGATACATAAGCTCACCGTAGTAGAACTGTGCCAGATCGGGGCGACCCCTGTTTTCAGTAGCAGACAGTATTGTCCACAGGGAGGCTTCAGGCAGCATTCTTTCAGCCATCTGCTCCTTGATAGAGTCTTCTATTGAGTCTGCATCCTGTAGTCCGAGTATCTTATCTCGTACATATATATCTGATAGTAACGGGGTTGGGCCTTCTCTTGCCATCTGTGCCATAGACATGCGGGACATGTCATCTTCAGGCAACTGGCTGACTATCCTGATCTCAGGCATCCCTGCCATGTGGATAGCATCCGGCTCTACTGTCTCCGAGAAATACATCCTGTTCTTATCCCTGCCTGAAACACTTATCGGGTCATAAGAACCACTGCCATACTGATCACAGATAAGAAGTGTTATCTGTGTGTAGGCATCTTCCATAGCCGTGATCCTAGGCGAGAGGATTGTATCTATACCCTGCCTGAGAGTATTGATTGCGAATCCCGATAGCTGGAACTGTAGGTCACCATATACCGAGTGGGGAATAGCTCCACGCTGTAGTTCTCCTGCAACAAGTCCCATGAACGCACCAGTCTCCTTGGCTACTTCCATGAGTCCCAGAGGCTGAACATCCTCACCCTGACCAAGAGCGACCTCGGCCCCTGCCTTGTAAGGGTCTTCATCAAGGGTCTTCTGTCCATCTCTGGACATGATCTTGATTCCCTGCTTCCTAGATCGGGAAACCATCTCCATCATGACAGACATAATGAAGTTGTGGTTCTCGTACAGTCCCCTGTTACTGGCAAAGACAGACTCACCGTATTCGGCAATCGTATCCTTGCGGGTCTGGTTGTCTATATTCTGGATAAGAGGCTGTGGGCCTACCATGCCTATGAATACAGGTACACGGTTTGCACCGTGAACGGTGGCGGACTTCAGAATCCTGTCCCCAGTGCAGACAATATTATGTTCACTGTCATAGAAGTCATAGACTTCTACAGGAAGTTCATCATCCTGTGCTTCAAGTTCCACACCATACTGGGATAGAACCTCTCCCTTGGTCTTCTGAATCTTGTAGCATGCCCAGTCAAGTCCTTCCTCTCCCTCGCACCAGTAAGTATGCATGGCATCCCAAGGAGTGATATCTATCTGGGTCTTTCCCTCACTGTCCTTGTGCAGTAATGCTCTTCCTGCATACCACCCACGGAGAGATATGAACCAAGCTATCTGCTCTCTGAGAGAGGGCTGAAGTCTTCGCCTCAGCCTCTCATCAGCACCAGTGAGAACTCCTATGAGGAACTTCTCCTTGGCATCATTCATCTCACGGCGCTCACGGGTTTCCTCTATGTTGGGAATACGGATCGTAAGTTCCGCAGCAGAGAGCCATGAGACTATCTTGTCGGCATAGGTTCTTGGTTCATTGGACGTATATGACTCATACCCGTCACCTGCATCGTAATCAGTAAGGGTATACAGATCATAATCTTCCTGCATCCTAGCCCTGAAGGGATAGGTGGAATCATAGTGGTCATCTACGAGTTTCGAGATTTGATCTGCTGTTCTAGCTACCAATGGCGCACCATAATCTTATTGCGGTTGGCTACATATCCGTAACCAAACTGGTTTACAAGACCATATATCACAGCTTTTATGCCATGATTATACTTATCTTCCGGCGTTTGTCCCACTATTGCACCTGACGAATCCATTTTCCACGTGTATGCACGGGTCTGACCATCGAATGGATTGGGTACTGCACCAAATTCCGACAGTATGCCCAGACATTTATGGTCAATATGCATCCTAGGGTATCCACTAATAGGGTCCACCTTCAGAAAACTCTTCAATCTTTCCGTCCCATCGTTGATCTGAACCTTCTCAGAACTCATATACAGCCCTGTTTTAGCCATCCAAATCTCTGCGGGGGCAGGCATAGCCTGATGCTGGTAGCCTGCTATATCAATTACACCGTACTGTACATCTTTCCACCAGTGTTTACTGATAGCCTTTTCGATGATTTCCTCAGTTACCAGACCGATTTCATAGATTTCATCGAATACACGGACGGAATCATCTATGATCTGTACCGCTTCCAGAGCATAACCGCCAGCGTAGCCGGGATCAATCCAAATATGCACAGGCTCACCGGGGACATAATTAACTTCGCCGGAGTGGATTGATGCCCGAAAATCGCTGAAGACCAGTCCTTTAGGCGGTACTGGCTTTCCCTCAATCCTCTCCATAAAGAAATCATCACTAGCCACAGACTCCAGTCTTCTTATCTCAGGATCATTACGCCCACCGGGATACAGGTGATGGTTCGAGTAACTGGGAAGGGAGAAACTCTGCTCGTCCCCTACCCCTGACTCCCACGCCGTATAAGTCTGAGGATACCACCCAAGAGAACTTTCAAATGTCCCACCAAGGAACAGCCACCCACCTTTCGGCGCGCACCTTCCCCGCATTCGGTAGAAGGTTTCCAGATCAAGTTGTGACGCTTCACAGCCAACGATACCATTGGGCGCTCGCATTGCAAGTGTTCTTGGGTCTTTGGCTGACTTGGTTTCGATTCGTGTCCCATCTGCCAGAACTATCCTGCCGGGATCGACCCTCTTACTTACTTCAGAAAGTATCCCGATCTTTGCAAAGTCTTCAGATAGATATTCAAACTCAGCACGGGTACGCTCATAGTCCGCAGCTACAAGCCAGTACAGTCCGGGGCTTTCATCCCGCATGAATCTCTGCAGCAGGAACTTCGATGCCACCATCGACTTACCAGCCTGCTCGCCCCCTGCCACAAGGATGAACCTCTTATCAGAACCAAGTATCTTATCCTGCAGATCAGTAGGATGGAAATCCACCAGATCATATAGCTTCTCCGCTACCGCATCCACCTAGTACTTCTTCTTCTTGGTCATCTTCTGTCCAGTGCGCTTGGATGCTTTCTTGGCAGCAGCCCGCCCTTTCGCAGTGTACGGATAACGTTTCTTACCTACCTTCGGCATATTCAACCCCCTTCTTTCGTTTATTCGTTCGCGAACGCATTTAGTTTAAACTCCGAGTGTTGCAGTGTTGCAGTCATAAACTATCAATGTAACACCACCTAAACTGATAGGTTTAAACTAGTTTTGGCCGATCGGACAAAACTATTCCCCGTCCAGTAACTTCATTCCGAGGGCAATAATACCACCAGTACATCCAGTTACCACGGCGATATACTGTTCTCCGTCCCGACATAGCGCCACTACAGATACAAGACCAAGCGTAAATATCGCCAGAATAATCTGGGGCCGTATCTTTCTAAAGAACTCATTCACAACAGTACGCCCCCCTTCTGGTATATCGGGAACCCAACTCGGACGCTGCACTATTTACGTTTACCATGCTTCTTTCCACAACCACATCTTTTACACATACATATCCCCTCTTTTATATATATTAATCTGTCAGAGGTTACCCCCACCATAAACACGAAAACCTAAGCCATGCCACCCTTCTTCTGTAGTATCTCATTCACTTGTTCTAAAGCACTTTGCTCTTCTTCATCAGGAGTCTTGATAACAGGAGTATCTTTAGCCAGTTTCCTTAACTCAGTCAGTACACTCTTAGCAGTATCGTCAGCCATTACTACAGTTGGCCTATACTTCATTGGCAAGTTAGCATTAAGCAATGTAATCAACAACACTGGATTACTCTTAGCATCTTGCATCTTCACTCTCTCTAATGCCAGTTGCTCTAGACCCTCACAGAACTGTAAGTCTGCTTCTTCATAACGACTTGCAAACTCTAAGTAATCTTCTGATATCCATTTGCTGATAGAAGCCTGACTAACACCTGCATATGATGCTGATACGCTCCTACTCCTAGTCTCTGAGTAGCATTTTAAGAACTTACTCTGCTTTCTATACGTTTTTCTCTTACCTACTGTTAGGCTCTTAATATCTATACTCATAAGCATAGTCTCCTTTACTTAGTATTAGTATTATATATGTATTATAGTACTTAGGTTTATACTCTCTATGGCGGTTTGTTTCGGATTTGTCAACTTTTGTGACTGGCTAGGCACGAAATTCGGGGCAAAACTGTGAGGATGTGTGTGCATCATGTGAGCCCATGCGCGAAAGTCAAGGTATTCTCCTTGACTTTTTTGGTCGGTCCGATGATAAGCTGTGGGGGTCGAGATCGAGTCGAGCCATTGGTCACGGCGAATAATTAAAGGCTCAGGAGGAAAAGATGGCTACGAAGAAGGCGAATCTTGCGAAGGGAAAAATGCCGATCACTGAGTTCTTACTCTGGTGGTTTAATCCTGAGAATGGGAAAGTAGGTAAGACTGTTCAGGT